GTTGCTAAAGATGATACTCCAACAGATAGATTTAGAGTTTATAAATCTGCATGGTTTTCATATCGTGACCATTCTAAATTTTTAATGATGGATAGATATAAACCTTGTAGAAAATGTAACAAAGATTATGAGTGTTGGGCAAGACAACTTAAAAAATGTGGCTATGCTACATCTAAAACATACACAGAATTATTAATTGCTATCATTGAAAGAAATAAACTATATGAATATGATAATTGGAATTAGCGGTAAAGCAGGTTCAGGTAAAGATGTCATTGCTGAAATGCTTAAACTTTGTGAGTTTGCAGAACAAAAAAGACTTAGTACATTGAATAAACCATTAGGTGATGATGAAATGTTATTTTTAATCAGAATGACTAAGTCAAGTTTGGTACATAATGTAGAAGTTGTTAGATTTGCAGACAAAGTAAAAGATATTGTATGTAGTCTTATTGGTTGTACAAGAACTCAATTAGAGGATAGGCAGTTTAAAGAAACTCCATTAGGCGAAGAGTGGTGGTATTATAAAAGTGGTGACACTATTATATCTTACCATCCTAATAATCTACAACCTAATGAGTTACTTGTAAATTAAATGAAAAAAGATGGATTGAAAGTAAAAATGGAGTTACAATAAGAGTTAGAAGAGATAATCTTCCTACAATGAATCATGTATCTGAAATTGCATTAGATAATGAACCACATGATTACATAATACTGAATAATGGTACATTGTATGACCTTTATTTAAAAGTCAAGAAAGTTTATGACAAAATTAAAATGCATTAATGATGATTTTTCTAAAGTAAGAGATGAACTTATTAGGGAGTCAAATGGACTCCCTTTAAGTTTTCCTGTTAAAGGAGAATTATATACTTTAAGAGAAACATTTGACAATGATGGACTTGTTACATCTTATCTTCTGCAAGAACTTTATAATCCTGTTTTTTACATACCAGTAATAAAACAAAGGAGAGAATTAAGTTTTGCAGAATGGAGATTTGAACAAGTACATACAGATGTCACAGTAGAAACAGAAATTGAATCACTTCAAACAATTTAAAATGAAAGCAATGAGAGAACATTATTACAGACAATTAGAAAGAGCAAAAGGACTTATAGAGTTTATTGATTTTACATTGTTAAAGTCAGAACTAAATATGTCATTTGAAACTATCCAATATCTTAAACAAAAAAGAGAAGGGTATATTGAGCACAAAGAATATTGTTTAAGCAAAATAGCAGACTACGAAAATGACTAAAATGACAGCAGTAGAACAATTTTTTAATAATCTTTGCAATTTAGGATATATTGAATATCCTGATAATAGTTTAGTGCAAGAAATATTAAATTCAGCCATCGAAATGGAAAAGCAGCAGATAATAGATGCTGCTGCAAATCATTGTTATCCAACTTGTGAATTAGCAAGAATAGATGCAGAACAATACTATTCCGAAACCTATAAAAAAGATAACTCATGACAGCAGTAGAATGGCTCTATGAGCAAATTAAGTTTACTGATAAGAATACTTACAATGAACTATACGAACAATATCAACAAGCTCTCGAACTTGAAAAGGAGCAGATAATTGATGCTATCAATTCCTGTACGGATGGCACAAGTAGCCATTGTCAAGACTTTGATGAATGGTTTGAACAAATCAAAAAGAAATAATTATGAACTTAAAACTAACAGAAAATTATCTATTACAAATAGATGATTCACCAATTAAAATAGGTGATTACCATACTTGTACTTATCCAGAATATCCAATAGAAACAAGATGTGTTACTGACCCTGAAGTATTACATGATACTTGTAAAGGTTGTAAAAGAATAGTAGCTCATTTGCCACTCAATGATGCACCAAAGTTAAAAGGAGTAGATTTAATAAAACTTACAATAGTTACATCATGGTAATACTTGAATTACAAAATAGAGTAGAAGTAACTACTCCTAAAGGTAAAGGGTTTATTTGGTTAGTAACTGAATATGGTACAGAAACATCTAAACTCTTTACTGTAATTCAAGATACTGGTGAGATATGGGAATGGCAACCTAAAGACATAAAAATATTACCTAACCTTTCATTTAACAGAGTATGATTATAAAAAACATTGAGCAATTAAAAGAATTAAGTAAAGATGGATTAGATTGTCACATCAGACTTAATTTTGGACTTAGAAGTTCAAAGCATATATATTATAATGAAGATGTAAATACATTTGAAGTTATAAATCATATAGATGATTCTGAACAAACACTAACAGAAGAACAATTATTCAATGAAGACTATACTAATATTGGTATAGCTTTAAAAAGTAATGCACTAATAAAAGATTAATATGATAACAAGAACTGTTAGAAAATCATTAGATATAAAACCATCGGGAAGGAGTAGTGATTTCATTACTCCTTCTTTTATTCATGGTTGCTTATATCAATGTGGCTATTGCTATATGCGTAGAAATAAACCCACAGGAATATCAATAGCTACTAATGTAGATGAGATATTAGAAGTTGTAAATGAGCATGCAAATACTACTCATGTAGATAAACCAAATCAAACACATCCTGAGTTTATAAGCTATGACATTTCATGCAATGAAGATTTTGCACTACATTTAAAGTATCATGAATGGGAAAAGATATTTGATTTTTTTAAACATCATCCTAAAGCAATGGGTACATTTGCAACTAAGTATGTAAATGATGACTTATTAAATTACAATCCTGAAAAGAAGATTAGAATTAGATTTTCATTAATGCCACAAGACCTTTCAGATATACTTGAACCTAACACATCATTAATTTCAGAAAGAATTGAAGCTATAAATGATTTTTACTATGCAGGTTATGATGTTCATATTAACTTTAGTCCTATTATTGTTATACCTGGTGCTAAAACATTATATGAAGAATTATTTAAAAAAATTGATTATCTTGTTGATGATAAAATAAAAAATGACGTACTTTGTGAGTGTATTATGCTAACACACAATGATAAAATGCATCAATACAATTTAGAAGATTCTCCTGAAGTAGAAGATATATTATGGCAACCTGACAGACAAGAATCTAAAATATCATCTTATGGTTCTAAAAACTTAAGATATAAATTGAATTTAAAGAGTCAGTACATTAAAGACTTTATTAAACTTCATGATGAAATATTGCCTTGGAATCGCATTCGTTACATTTTTTAATTTTTAAAAACTATTTATGAAACATTCACTTCATTCCTCTTTTTACCCTCACATTGATGCACAAGATTTTTCTAAAGTTACTGCTAAACTTCGTGCTTTTTTTCAGAGTAAAGGTTTTTTAGAAGTTCACACTCAAAACAGACTCAGTATTTTAGCAGCTTGTGAAGACCCATTTAATATTGGTACTTTTACTTATGCAGGTAAGATATGGCCACTTCCTCAAACAGGTCAAATGTGGTTAGAACATGAACTTCTAACTCAACCTGATGCTCCTGGTTTCTTTTGTCTTAGTACATCATACAGAAATGAAAAGAATCCTATTGATGGAAGACATTGTATGATATTTCCAATGTTTGAGTTTGAATTTGCTGGTGATATGAATGCACTAATGGAATTAGAAATTGAACTCATTACCTATTTAGGATTTAAAGAGTATTCTGTAAAAGAATATGAAGAAGTCTGTGATGTAGAAGGTGTTGCCATTATTGACAATGAGATTGAAACTAAGTTATGGCAAGATGTATCTGATGCAGTATTTCTTAGACACTTTCCAGAGAGAACTAATCCATTCTGGAATATGAAAAGAGCTGAAGATAACACTTCTAAAAAAATTGATGTTATTCTTTGTGGTCAAGAAACTATTGGTTCTGCAGAAAGAAGTTGTGATGTAGAACAAATGAGAAAAACATTTTACTCTATTGAAGGTGGTAAATATGCTGAAAAGCTATTTGATTTGTTTAGTCACAATAGGGTAATAGATGAATTGAATGAGTTTTTATCTTATAATTTTATCCCAAGAGTAGGTGCTGGTATAGGAATTACCAGACTTATTAGAGCAATGAAAATTATTAATAGCATATAGTTTTAGTTTTTTTAGGTCAATTAACAAGTTCTTGCCCCCTATGTAACTCATGCAGGTCTTCATGTTACATAGGGATTTTTATTTTTATTAACTAAATAGAATAATATGAAAAACACAGTAGAGTTAATTGGATTTTATGGTTCTGATGAAATTATAGCTTGTTCAGCATGGACATCTACATCAAGAGAACTAACAGAAGAAAAGAAACAACGTATTCCAAAGTTAATAAATATGCTTTGGTCAGAAGGTCATGAAACACCATTTGAGAAAGGTACAGTACACTTTTTAGTTAACTGCGATATAGCAAGTCATATACATTTGTTGAAGCATCGTATTGCTTCTATTAATGCTGAGTCAGCTAGATATAAAGAATTAAAAGAAGATAAGTATTATTTACCTGAAGATTGGAAAGATATTAAACTATCAGATGATTTATTAGAATATAATACTCAAGCTAATTGGAAATTAATTTTAGAAGATTACACTGAAAGAGGTAATAAGTTATACCATAAATGTCTTGAGGAACTTACACCTATACTTGGTAGAAAAAGAGCTAAAGAAAGTGCAAGATATTTTAAAACTTACAACTCTCAGATTCAAGCTGATGTAATGTTTAACATGAGAAGTTTTGCTAACTTTCTTGAATTGCGTAATTCAGATTCAGCACAATTTGAGATTAGAAAAATTGCACAAGAGATGTTAAAATTAGTATCAGAAATAGAAGGAAATCCATTTGAACACACATTAAAAGCTTGGGGTTATGGACATAGTTGATGCTTTAAGTAAAATTAAAAAACTTGAAAGAGAAATTGAAGAACTAAAGAAAGAACTTAAAAAATCTAAATATGAAATTAAAATGCATAAACAAATTGAAGAAAGATATTTAGATGAATATGAAAGACTTTCTAAGTTACTTGCTATACACATGCCTTTTGAAGATTACGATGAGGTTATTATTCACCAAAATTAAAAAATTATGAAATGGTTAATTTTTGTTATACTTATATTGTTAACTACACCAAGTTACTATGTAGAAGTAAAGAAAGAAGTTAAATGTATTGAGCCTGTTGTTGAAGTTGATACTTTTAAAAATTGGAGTATTAATACTAAACCACAATCTGAATGGACTGATGTAGATTGGTTAGCTAAAATGATGATGTCTGAAGTATATGACAGTACAGAAGTTGAAGCATTATATCTTATAGGTATAACAGCTAAGAATCACAGCATTATGGATAAGACTACAATCACCAAAGCTATTTTAAGACCAGGTTCATTTTCAGGAATTAATCTTCCCTCTTATATTTGGTGGAGAGCTGAACCTACTGAGATGCATAAAAGATTAGCACTTAGGATAATAGCAGAAGATGTACCTAAAGAATTGTCTAAAATATTTGCTTTTTGTAGTCTTAATTTGTTATCTCCTAAAACTAAAGCTTGGTTTTTATCATTTAAAGTTTATAAAAATATAAAGGATGTTACCTTTTTTGTTAATGAAAAATTGTAATTTTGTTTTAAATAAAAGAATATCATGGAAATAAAGATTAAAACAAAACATGAAAATGTTGTAATACCAGAATATGCAACTGAAGGAGCTGCAGGATTTGATTTTGTAGCTGATTCATTTATCCAACTATACAATAAGCAAACTCCAATATCATTTGATGAAAAGTTAAAGTACTCGATCCAAAAAGGATATTTAGTACTTAGACCTAATGAAAGATTACTTGTTGGTACAGGATTGTTTATGGAGATACCTCAAGGATATGAGTTGCAGATTAGAGATAGAAGTGGACTCTCACTAAAGAAAGGAGTTAAAGTATTTAATGCTCCTGGTACTATTGATTCTGATTACAGAGGTGAAGTAGGTATTATACTTGCTAATCTTAGTGACAGCTTAGTTAAAATACAACTTGGTGAAAGAATTGCTCAAGGTATTATTGCAAAAGTAGAAAAAGCTATTTTTACTAACAGTACATTATCAGAAACTAAAAGAGCTGATGGTGGATTTGGAAGTACAGGAGTTATATAAAGTTGCTCATTCGCTTTATTTTTTGGAAGGAAGGGGTGTAGAAATACACCCTTTTTTAAATCTCATAATTATGCTAAACATTAAAATTCCAATTTGGGTATTATTTATAGTTGCATTAGTAGCTTTAATGTCAACTTGTCAACAAGAAAGAAAAGCAAGTTTTTCAAAACAACAATGGAATTTATATAAAACATTGTTAGAAGATACTCTTGTAAAATTTAGAGATAAGAATGGTGTACTATCAAGTAAAGTCAAAGTATTAGAAGTTCTCAATAAAAATCAAATATTAGAACTCAATACAAATAAGCAGACTTTGATAAGGCTCCAGGATGAATTAAAAGTACAACAGGGCAGAGTAACAAATTCTGTGGGATTCTCAGGCCAAACAAAATTTGATACAATCATCAAAACTGAAATAAAATATGTTTATGATACTTTGTATCAAGATGGTGACACTATACTGATTCCTCTTAAAAAATATGCTGTACATCATAATGATAGATGGATAGGTGTAAATTTTGACTCTGATAGTTCTAAGACTACAATCAGTATTCAAGTAGAAAATGAGTACACAGTTAGTCTTGTAAAGAAGAAAAAGAAATATGAAGCCATAGTAAAAAATTATAACCCTTACTCTTCAGTTTCAGAAATTAGTGCAGTATCTTTACAAGGATTTCCAAGACCTAAGAAGTTTGGATTAGGAGTACATTTAGGGTATGGTGTAAATTCTTCCTTTAGAGTAGCACCATATATAGGTGTAGGTCTTTCATATAATGTAATACGTTTTTAGTTTTCATACGTTAGTTTTTGTAAGTGATTGAAAAGTGAAAAGGTTTCCTTAGTTGGAAACCTTTTTTTTTATTATTGTCACTTTCTACTATCAGGGTCTTTAATGTCTTTAAGTAGAGGAAATCTTTTATTTAAGATTTTTGTAATTTTCTTTTCATCTTTTTCTGGGTCAAAACCATGCTCATTTATAAGCTCTTGTTTTAATGCAGCTCTTTTACCTTGTAATATTTTATTAGCTTTTTTAGTATCATCAAAATACCAGTCATCATAACTTGTTTTTTCAAATTGTTTTTCCATTTGAGATGAAAATCCAAAATAAGAATCTCTTACTGCTGATGGTAATGCTATTTTATAAAAAGTATTTGCTGTCCTTGATTCACCTTTATTTATACCACTTCCAATACCATCATTACCTTCTGACCATTCTTGAGCTGCAGCTACAAATTTAACAACATCTGTAAAAAATCTTGCAGTTCCTTGTTCACCCACTAATTGAGTAAATACATCAGGTGTAACATACATATTAGAAGATGATAACAACTGTAATGCTCTATTGACAATTAAGTTATGTGCAATTCTTTCAGGTGAATCTTCTTCATCGTCATCATCCCAAAGCATACCTTTAGCAATAAGTGTTAATGCAATCCAAGCAATTTGTAATGACATCTCAGTTACTAATGCTTTCATATTTTTTACATCTCTTTCAGTAAATTTACCTTCACCAAGTTTACCTTCTTTTATAAGTTTTTCATAACCTACAAATTCATTCATCACTTGTTTACCTGTAAAAGTACTACCTATAAAGTTTACAGGCATACCTATCATCTTTCTTGCTAATGCTTTTCCAAGAAATGCATATTCACGAAGAGTACCAAGATTACTTCTTACTCCAGTTCTTTTACCTATTAATGCACCCACTCCAAGACCTATTAATGCACCAGCACCTAAACCAGTAGTTGCAGCAAATCCCCAACCTACTATACCACCCATTATACTTAATGATGCTTTAGTATGTGACCTATATCTACCTTTGTAACCTTTAACTCCTAATTCTGCATCATCTCTTTCTGATGCAAATCTTGTATAGAGTTGAGAACCTACCCAAGTTTTAAACATAGTTAATGCCTTACCCATAGTACTTGATTTAGCCATCATACCTCTAAGGTTATCATAACCCATACCATGTGCCATACCAATAGCTTGAGATGTCTTAGTTTTAAATGAAGTAAACACTTCTCCTTGTCCTTGCTCCCAATTCTTAATGTTTTCTTCAGTTCTAAATTCAGGTAATAATCTACCATTCATATCCATTGCATCCCAGGCATTAGATTTTTGATTGTTATTACCTGTAATCTCAGTACTCAACATTACAGCAATCATCAATGGAGTTTGATTAAGATACTCTGTTCTCTTGTTAATCTCCATTGGAGTAAACTTATCTAAAACATCTAATGAAGTTTTAACAGATGCCTTTTGTAATTCATTAGTTGAATCTTGTAGAATATTATATCTGTCAACTAATAGTCTAAGTTTTTTAGAACCTTGAGTACTTAATTTAGTATTACCTGTTACACTTTTAAACAATGAACCTTTAACAATATTTAATGCTCTATAATAATGTTGTGATTCAAAGTGGTCACCAGTTGCTGCAATAATCATATTAGCAATTTGACCCTCCATGTAATTAGTAATACCTGAAGATAAGTTATAACCTAATCCTAAATATCTAATGTAGTTAAATAAGTTTTCAAATGCAGCACTTGCAGCAAATTGTTTACCTAACCCAGCTTTAATCTTTAATAGCTTATCTATTTCATTTTGGTCTTTAGTATTATTAATCATTTCATTGAGTTTTTTATTCAACTCTCTGTCCTTTTTATCTAATATTCTACCTGCTATAAGATTACCTATTTTTTCTTTTATTGTTTTAGGGTCAACATTTTCAGAATCAATTACACCAAATGCTTTTACATCTCTGTTACCAAGTACAACTCTATTAAACCAATCTTCCATTTGAGTATTAGCTCTTGTCCTTACTCCTTCTGTTTGACCTGCTTGAGAAAATATATTGGTAACACCTACACCTTGTTTGTTAGTTTTTGGTTTTTGTATTTGAGTATAATGATTTTTCATCATTTCCATATAAGGTAACAACTCTTGTCTTGCTGTATATTCAGCAGCCATCATATTATAGTACCTAATTAGTTTAGGTAAGTCAGTAGAACTATCCTGAATAATGTCAGCCATTACTGAGTTCTCTAATATCTTACCAACAGGTACTCTCTCACCATATTTAGCTTTTATTGCTTCATAATTTGGAGCAAGATTAGTTTTCTCACTAATTAACTTAATGATGTTTTGTGGTAACTTGTATAAGTCAAGAGTACCATTCTTTTTAACTTTAAGTTTAGACCCTGCATCTTTTAATAAGTTATTAGCTTTGATTAACTCCATGTCTAACAAGTCATCTATTTTAGATTTATTGTTAGTTAAAAATTCAGCATTTACTGTTGGGTCTGTTTTACCTGTAATAACATCTTCATTTTCAAATGATACATTACTCTGAGGTTTAATACCAAATCCACCTCTTATCTTATCATAGAAATCTACTAATGCATTATACAACTTCTTATACAATGATATATTAGGGTCAGCTAATATTTCTCTAAAGGTTTTCTGTACAGTAGGTAATGAGTTTGAGAAAAGTTTTTCTTGTATTTCAGTAGGGAATGAATTTAAAATAGTACTCATTTGTTCTTGTACTACCTGATAGTATTCATACAAGTCTTTATTCTTTTCAATTTGTTCAAATTGTTTATCATAATAACCTGTTGACTCTTCTTCGCCTTTAGCTATATATCTACCTGATTTATCTTGTTTTACTGATGTTGGTTTATTTCTTCTTGGAATACTAATGTTGTATTCCATACTGGTATTTATAAACTTATCTCCTATTTGTACATCACCATAGTGAAAGTAATCAGTACCTGTAAATGGACTTTTAGCAGCTTCATTAAATAATAAATCTGATTGAGCATCTGCACTTAATTCTTCAAATGTTTCTACTCCATTCTCTTCAAATACCATTTCTCTATTGGACTCTTTCCATATAAAGTATTTTTTAATCTGCTTAATTTGCTTAGCTACCTCTTCTTGGTATGCTTGTTCAGAACCTAAGTTAGCTACAAGTTCTTTTCTGTGAGCATCATCTACTTCATCAAAGTAATTATCAGCTAAATCAGGAAATGCTTCTCTAACTTCTCTAAGTCTTCTTATGTCAAATACTATTACATTTTCTCTAAACCATTGTTGTCTTTCCTGATATGCTTGTTTGAGTAATTTATTTTTAGCTTTTTCATCTAATCCTGAAGTTCTGATAAGTCTTAACTGCTCTTTAAAGTCAGCCTGCATATTTGCTCTTGAATCAAAAAACTCCTGGTTATATCTATGCACAAGTCTTCCAGTATTCCTACCCATTGACTTTTGAAAGAATATGTCAAATGATGGATTACTAAAACCAAGAGTAGCTAAAATCTTATTCATCCCCTTTAATGCTTTCTCAGCTTTAATAAGAGCTTTATTATGCTTCTCTTCAAATTGTTTAGCCTTACTTATTTTTTCAGCAAATACTCTTTGAGTTATATCCATCATAATTTGAGGGATAAGATTACTGGATGATATGGTTTTACTTGGGTCCATAATCATCATATCTACCCAACTAATATCTCCTGTTGCTTGAGTAAGATGTTTGTAAGAAAGATTTTCTGCATATAATTGTTTAATAGTAGGATGACTATTAATTATATTCTCTAATGCTTTCTTTTGTTTTTGGTCTAATTGATTTTCATAACTTGCAAATGCTTTAGACAAGTTTTCAAAGAAGTCAATAGTTTGTTTAGGTAACTGCATCTTACCATTTTCATCAAATATTTCTTCTTCAAAAAATATAGGATGACTTGTTATAGGGTCATTGTCAAGAGTAACTTTTTTAGCATCAAAACTCATTGCTTTATAAAAGTTAATAATCCTCTTGGCTTCATTGATGTCATTTACATTTTCTGATTCAAGTAGAGTTTGTAGTCTTTGTAAATCCTGCTGTGCCTGGAATTTTAATTTACCATAACTATACCCTGATTCAGTATCTGCTATATCATTTTCTAATTGTTCTAATCTTTCTTGTAATTGATTCTCTTTTCTTGCAAATGATAATGCTTCTTCTTTATCTGTTGTATCTCTAATGATAGCTTGAACATTAGCAATTCTATCTTTAATCTTAGATACTAATGATTTTTTATAACTGAGTACTTTATCAAAGTTAGTTATTACTTCATCATCTAATGTAGTATCAGTATCTATTCCAGGTTCCTCTTGAGTTTTTTGTTCTTGACTTGCTGCATATTCACTTGCTAAATCATCAAAGTTAAATTCATCATCTACAAA